AAAATATTGTAAACCCGAAATGAAATCATGGGTACCATGGCATATTGCTGCACAAGATTTAGTAAAACCAATTTGTGAATTTGATACAAGTATATTAGATAAATGTTGTCAAGGATATATTAATGATGTATTGAAACATATAGATCATTCCAAAATATCTGATATGATGATGATTTTAGATGACTTTACAGCTATTAATGGTGCACAAGTTGCATATATTGATAAAATCAATAGAAATACCAGTGCGGGTAATCCCTGGAAAAAATCCAAAAAATTTTTTATGGAATCAATACCTCCACAACATGGTATGCAAGATCCTGTCGCTATTCATAAGGAGATTTCTGATAGAATGGATGAAATTTTGAACCGTTATCGAAATGGTGAACAAGCTCATCCTAATTTCTGTGCTCATTTAAAAGATGAACCTGTAAGTTTCAAAAAAGCCAAAATTGGCAAAACACGAGTTTTTACAGGAGCCACTTTTGATTGGACAATCATAGTCAGAAAATATCTTTTATCTTTCACACGTTTACTTCAAAATGAACGTATGGCATTTGAAGCAGCACCGGGCACTATTGCTCAATCTTTAGAATGGCAGGAAATGTATGATTATATTGTCAAGCATGGTGAAGATCGTATAGTTGCTGGAGATTACAAGGCTTTTGATAAACAAATGAGTCCAAAGGAAATTTTGGCTGCATTTGATATTATCAAATTCTTTTGTAAAATGTCTGGAAATTATACTGATGAAGATCTCCATATAATACAAGGTATTGCAGAAGATACTGCATTTGCTCTTGTTGATTTTAATGGTGACTTAGTTCAATTATATGGATCAAATCCATCAGGTAATCCATTAACTGTCATTTTAAATAGTATTGTAAATTCATTAAGAATGAGATATATTTATTATTTATTAAATGAAGATCATGAAGTTGAAACATTTAAAGATAATGTAAACTTAATGACATATGGAGATGACAATATTATGTCTGTTTCCAAAAAATGTGATTGGTTCAATCACACTGCTATTGCTAATTGTTTTTCAAGTATCAACATAACGTACACTATGGCTGAAAAAGAAG